GGCATCACTAATATATTCGCCGGCGACTCAGACAAAGGCATCAAGCAGCTCGAAGACGGATTTGACCAATTGTTTGTGACGATTGATAAGTCAGTGCCAAAAGCGGTAAATACAGTTGGATCTATTCTGACAGCGATTGGGGGTGCGATTGAAAAGAACCTGCCAAAGATCGTGCAGAAAGGTGCTGACCTGGTAATGAATCTTGCATCGGGAGCCATAGAAGGCATCCCGAAAGTTGTAGAAGGCGTTGGGACCGTTTTTGAGGTTATATTGGAGACGGTGACCGATGCGTTCCCTGGCATGATTGAAGCGGGAGTGTCGCTCATTGGGCAATTGAGCGAAGGGCTTGTCGAAGGAATCCCTACAATCATCGGTAACATTCTCCCGATGATCGAGCAGTTTTCCGAATCCTTCCGGGAAGGAGCCGGGAATTTTGTTGATGTAGGGATTGATTTTATTTTGAACCTTGTGCAGGGCATCATGGATTCCCTTCCCACGCTGATTGAGCAAGTGCCGCAAATTATCATTAACTTTGCAGGAGCAATCAACGACAACGCGCCGAAACTGCTTGTTGGCGGTGTGCAGTTGATATGGATAATCATACAGGGAATCATATCTGCGATCCCTACACTGATTGCCAATATCCCGAAAATATTTGAAGCGATCTTAGCGGTGTGGACGGCACTTAACTGGGTCAACCTCGGCAAGAACGTCATTGAGTTTATCAAAAACGGAATTGACCAGTTGATGAACAATCTCCCGCAGGCGCTCAAGGACATCGGAAACAAAGCGATTGAATGGTTTAAGGGCGTTGACTGGGCTAATGCAGGAACGCAGATTATTGACTTTATTAAGTCAGCAATCCTGTCCGTGGCTACACACGTTCCGCAGACATTACTCGACATAGCAAATGACGCATGGGAATGGTTCAACGATGTGGATTGGCTGTCTTTAGGTAGCAACATCATAGACGGCATTATAAACGGATTGAATGCAGGCGTTGGATGGCTCAAGGACAAGGCACGTGAAGTTGCAGAGGACGCGCTGAACGCGGCGAAAAACTTCCTTGGCATCGAATCCCCGTCAAAAGTATTCAGAGATCAAGTTGGTAAGATGATCACAGCGGGCCTGTCGATCGGTATTGATGACGGTGCAGTGGATGCCATTGAATCGGCAGAAAAACTGTCTAAAAGCGTGTTTAAGCCGTTTGAAGACCTTGATGCACCAGTTCTGAGCATAGCAACAGAAAACGGATCAGAAGGGGCGTTTTCACAGGATTTCGGTACGGTTATGACCGAGTACATCAGGGCCAACAATGATGCACTGACAGAAGCAGTCTATACAGCTTTTAGCATGATGATGCGTGAGGGCGGATTCGTTATTAACTTGGATGGCCGTGAGCTCGGCAGAGTCCTCAGAGATAAAGGAGTGGTGATGGCATGATACCAGTGACATACATATCTTCCGCAGGGAATACCTACCAACTGCATAGCAAATATGGGGTTGTACATAAGCGCCTGCCGTTCCGGTCCTGGTCGTGGAAACCACGCACAACAGAACTGGAACAGGGTGTGAGGGTTTCGGGGTTCACCCGTGCGGCGGCTCAGTACAAGTCCGAATTGTTGTTTTATGGGAGTGTTGAGGAACAGACCGAACTTATCAACGACCTGCACGATGATTTTGAGGGCGATATGCGCCGAAAGAAAACTGGCAGGATCATCGTTGAGGGGCAGTACCTTGACTGCTACGTGATAGGCGTGGATGCCCGCCACAATAAGGGCGTAACAACGGACAGTATACAGATTTATGCTCCTTATCCCTATTGGATTGAGGAACAGAACATAGTCCTTGAAAAATCGGAAGTAAATGAGGGCGATTATCTCGATTTCCCTTATGACTACAGGTACGACTTCACCGCACCAGTCGTCGGGCGAAAGATCATTAAATCCGATTTTCCTTTTTCATCGAAATACAGAATTGTTATATACGGACTAGCGGTCAACCCGCGAATCACGGTGAACGGTTACGACTATGTTCTGTATGCCACAATCCCCGCAGGGGCTTATGTAGTCATAGATTCACGGCAAAAAACCGTTATGATGTACAACACAAACGGCACACAAACGGATTTGTTTAATTTCCGCAATAAGACAAATTCGATATTCCGCGAAATACCCGAAGGGAATTTGGATATATCATGGGATTCTTCGTTTGGCGCTGACTTGACCGTGTTCCGTGAGCGCTCAGAACCGAAAGGAGCATTGGCATGAATGAGATCATCGTAGCCAAAGCAAACGGGGAAGAAATGCGGAGCGCACTGTATACGGAATACGATTTTGAAACAGGCGACGACAAGAAAAGCACTTTCTTGGTCACGTTCCTAAAGGACGAGTGGAAGTCAATACCCGATGGGGGAAGGCTTTTCATTCCTCAGACAGAATTTGGCGGGCTATACAAAAAGACCGAAGTGGTCAGCAAATACGGAACAGTGGCAGCGGGCGGCTTCACATGGCGCGGGCTTATGCACTACAAGATCATTTCCCCGACAAGCGGACAGGATTATGCCGTTGATTCGGGAGAGTTAAATGCCATTATCGGGGCGCGTGTATCGGCGGCGTTTCCAAATTTGATGGTCGGCTCAAGCGTTTCAACGGAAGTTACAGTGACATATCAGCACAAAAGATACTGCACACTGTATGACGGGCTGAAAGAAATGCTTGCGTCGGTGGGCTACAGGATGCGGATTACATACGATCAAGACCTTGCGAAAGTGGTAGTTGATGCCGTGCCGATTGTGGATTATTCCAGTGAGATCGAGTATTCGAGCGACATGAACGCGCACTACAAAATGACACTGGACTACATGGGCGTGAATCACCTTATCTGCTTAGGCAACGGGGAGTTAAGAGATCGAATCGTTATTCACCTGTACGTGGACAGGCAAGGGCGAATCTCTACCCATCAGACGTTATTTGGCGAGGATGAAATCTGCGCGATCTATGACTACAAAGGCGCGGCTTATGACGAGTTGATGAAGTCGGGAATTGAGAACCTGCAACGGGATATAAACCGCAGTAAGTTCTCAATCGACCTTGACACTGTAAAAGAGGTGGCGATCGGTGACATTGTAGGGTCAAGGGATTACACCACGGGCTACACCGTAAAAGCCCCTATCACCACAAAGGTTCACAAATTCCGCGACGGCAAGGAAACCACGGAATACAAACTGTCAGAGCAGGTCACGGTTGAACAAAGTCCATCGCTTTTGTCGATGAAGCGGCTCAGCAAAGTGGAGGCAGAGAAGTAAATGGAAATTATAACAGGTTACAGGGGAGAACCCCACGTCACCTCACAGCAGGAGCGTAACACAAATATCGGAATCTTCGGGGCTGACCCGAAGATCATAAAAGGAATTGACTCTGAATTGGCTGCTACGGTCGTCAGTGCGAACGAGGTGGAGATTGCGGACGGCGTATTCGTAGCGGAGGGATGCACGGCGGAGATCCCGCGTGGAACAACCGAGAGCATGACCATTGAAAACGGCGAGCAGGGCATGCTGAGGGTCGATTTGATTGTTGCGAGATACACAAAGACGGCAGGGACGGGCGTCGAGAGCATGGAGCTGGCGGTCATCAAGGGCACGTCAGCGGCGAGCAATCCCGCAGTACCGTCATACAACACAGGCACGATTGCAGACGGAGATTCGCCCGTAGATTTTCCCATCTATCGGGTCAATTTGGACGGCATCAGCATCACATCAGTGGATGCAATGGTGGATGTGGTAAGCGTCCCGAGCATGGTGGAAGAGGTGCAGAATAACCTTGACGTACATATGGAAAAGGTCGCTGGCTTCTATGTATTCCGCTTCCCAAATGTCGCTGGCAGTACAGACGCAGGCGCAATCAGCGCGGCGGTACAGGATATCCTTTTGCGGAATTTGGGCGACATCACGTTTCAGTGCTACATCTTCCGCACGGGCGCGTGGCAGCTCAACGGGTTCGGATCTGTCAGGAGCGGCAATGTGAGAGCCACGTTTATTAACGGTAACAACGGACAGATCCTTGTGGTAAGCAAGACCAAGACAACCGCACTGCAAGTTGTCAAAACGTACTCATGAAGGGGGTGAGATGAATGGCATTAACAAATATTGAAACAACCATAATCCTCGACCTCTATGACCACGATACAACGCCTACAAAGATAAAGGCAATTGCACTCGACAGTAAAACGAGGTATGTGCTTGCGTCTTTGAGGGACAGCGGGAACGTCTATGATGCAGGACAGGACACGTCCGTAACGCTTACCATCATCCGACCTGACAACGTGGGTGTACAGATCACGGGCGAAACAAGGCAGATCGTAGACCTTGCTCCCGAAGGGGAAGTTACCGTATACGGAGTATATGCAGAACTTACACAGACCGCGCTTGCAGTAAAGGGAACATTGCGGGCACAGTTTATGCTTACCAGTGGTGATCAAGTCCTTCGCACCGAAATCTTCGCCATCAACTGCGGAGAAGCCCTGGACGCATCGACCGACACATGGGCGGGAGAATATCAGGGCTATAATCTTGATGAGCTGGTCCAGACGGTCAACACGGCAGCGGCAGCGGTCGAGGATATGGCACAGGATGTTAGTGACTTAAAGGAAGGATTAGAGGCAATCGAAGTCAGCACGAATCTCGACATTACGACCAACGGATTTGTAGACACATCGGGCAGAGTGCAGACAGGGGACGGAACGTGGAAACGATCAAGGTACATTCCGATTGATTCCATTAACACATTACAGTGTTCGTTTTGGGCACATCGGGCGGTGCTTAACATCTCATTTTGGACGGAAAGTTTCACGTTTATTTCTGGACTTGGCAACACAACAAGACCCGAATGGGGACACGCAAGTTCAAGAACATATGAGTTAGACCCGACAGATATTCCCTCTAATGCCGTGTATCTGATGTATTGCACATCAACATCCAACTCAAATAATTACTGCACGGTTGCCATCAAATCGCATGAATTTGATCTTGTTGGCAAGAAATATGCCTGTTTTGGCGATTCCATCACAAGTGACCAAGTGGTTGGGATCGGAACACTGGTCAATGATATTCTTAACACGAAACTGGTTGGTAACTTTGCGTGTGGTTATGCCATCTGCTCCAATTGGCACACAGGAGACACAGACGAATCTCCGCAGAGTTTCCAAGTACCGCAGAACACAAATACGGCCGATAACGTATTGATGAATCAGGTGCTTAGACTGCTCCAGTGGACAACCGCTCTTGATGCACAGGTCACATGGACACACCCAGTAGCGGGAACATATAGTGTATCCGAAGCAATCGGCACAGGGTTAGGACATACGGATGATATTCCTGATGTGATTTACATTGCTATCGGTGTAAATGACGGAAGAAATGCAAAGAACCTTTTTGTTGACGATGCTGATGCGGTCATGAGTTCCACATATGCAGACCTTACCAAATGCAGTTACGCATCTGCTCTGAGATGGGCTATCGAAACGCTCAATAGTGCATATCCCAATGCCCAGATTTTTGTGGCATCTCCGCTCTTTACGAATGAGAATGATGGAACGAGCAACGGTCATCACAATCGTGGCGCAATCCTCGCAAAACGTGAAGTGAGCAAGAAAATCGCAAACTACTGCAACGCGTTTTTTATCGACTCCACCTTTGAAAGCGGATATACGGTCTTAGCGGCAACTCAGGTCAACAACATCCATCCGAATGGCAGATATAAGAACATCATCGGCAGATATGTCGCTAACGAGATAAAGCGCAGATATGTAAGGGGGTGACCGCATGACACGAATCATAATAGGGACTACTCCCACGATCACATACACGTTTAAGGTTGTGCCTGTTTCCTCAATCGTCAAAGCGGTACTCACTATCAAGGAACGAGGAGTAAATATCATTGAGAAGACACTCTCCGATGCAACAGTCGGAGAGGATACGATCTCATGGACGCTGACACAGGAAGAAACCCTTGCGATAGGTGCGAGAGGGGCAAGCATCATGCTTAACTGGTTGACCGCTGACGGAGTGCGTGGAGCAAGCAGAGAAGAGGTCGTAAACGGAGTCAATAACCACATCAGGGAGGTGATGACATGAACTCCCACAAGGAGATAGTGCTTGACGGTGAATTATCACTCAATATCCCAATGGATGGAGAGGTCGGCACTGTCACGAAGGTGGTAGAGCATGACCTTCCTGTGTACACGGGGGAAACAAACATCACTCCATCAACATCCGAACAGGTGCTTAACACGGCAGATAAGGTCGTAACACGAAACATAGTCATCAATCCGATTCCGTCCAACTATGGATTAATCACATGGAACGGGTCAACACTCACAGTATCATAAGGAGTAAAAATGGCACAGAATCTAATCATTAATTCGGTCACATATCAGAACGTTCCCGAAGTCGATATTCCCAAGAGCGGAGGCGGAACGGCAAAATTCTTCGACACGGCATCTGCAAACATCGTAGCAGGTGATATTCCCACAGGAAAGACCGCATTTGGCGCAAATGGAGCGGTCAGCGGTTCGATGCCTGTCAATGGATCTGTATCGGGGACGATTTCCACCAAAGCAGGCACAGTCGTTGTTCCTGCAGGACAGACCACAGGCGGAACAATCAGCATTGCAAGCGCAGAACAGGACAAGATTATAGCGGGAAACATTCGTAGCGGAGTCACTCTGCTTGGTGTTGAAGGAACACTGGCACTTCCGTCTATTTCCCAGGATTCTACGACCAAGATTCTCAGCATCTCATAAGGAGGTGCGCCTATGGCTAATATCACATTGATGGGGGCATCTTATACGGATGTCCCCGCCGTTGACCTTCCAAAGACTGGAGGGGGGACGGTTAGATTTTATGAGAATGGTGGCGGCGGTTCATCCGTACAGACCGCAACAGGAACTGTCAGCGGTAGCGGAAGTGCAGTTTTGCAGATTCCTTGCGACTTTGCTCCTGATTTGATATACGTGTACGGAGATATGACTGGAGATGCGTCATTAAAAGGGTGTGTATCATTTACAATCATAAAAGACACATATCTTGAAACAACTATTGACGGTTCTTCGAACAACACGGACGAATATATATGGTGGAACAACCACAACATCACAGGATACAGCACTGATACATCATCACCATATGGCACGTATTCCAATGGAGTTGTGACTCTTAACATGATTGAAAATTCGTCAGCATTAAGATTTAATTCGGCTGTTACATACACATACAAATTCATTAAGTGGACATGAGGTATTAATATGACAACACTCAAAACCCTCTACGGCATCATATTCTTCGCGATATGGGCGGTCGTGGGATATATCGGGAAACATTGCAACTAATCAACCAGAGGGCAGTTTCGGCTGTCCTCTCACATGAGGATATGAACCAATGGAATTATTCGACAGATACCAAGGAGAGTATAAATGACTACAACGCAAGTAATATTAACCATTATCACCGCGCTTCTTACATCCTCAGGCTTATGGGCTTTTTTGGGCAGTAGACTGGAGAGGAACAGTGCAGAGCGTGAACTTGTTGTTGGCATTGCACATATAGAACTTGTATTTTTCGGTATGCAGTTTCTTGAACGTGGGTGGATAACTCGTGACGAATATGAGACTCTGCAGGACTTATACAACCCATATGTTAAACTAGGCGGTAATGGTTCGGGGAAGAAAATCATGAAAGAAATTGAGAATCTCCCGATTAGGGACAAATAAAAATATGGGGGTGATAATATGTTAAAAATGAGCAACGAAGTTTATGACATTCTGAAGGAGATAGCGCTTACCATCTTGCCGGCCGTGGCTGTCCTGTACGCTACACTGGGCAAGATTTGGAATCTGCCGTATGTATCGGAACTGCCTGCAACGCTGATGGCTATTGATACATTCCTTGGAGTGTGTCTGCATATTTCAACATCTGAGTATCGCAAGGACGGTGATGTGAATGTTTAAAGCCTTTGTTCCGAAGATAACTCTTTCGGGCAGGGATACCCGCAAGGGTGGTGGAATCGGCATGAGGTGTAATGGTCAGACAATGCTCTATGACGGATTTGAGGGTGGAGAACCGACCAACAACCTCATGTCGTGGCTTGCCAGTGAGGGAGTGCAGGACATTGATGTAGCGGTTCTCTCCCATGTCCACTATGACCACTACAACGGACTTTTGCAGATTGAGAAGGATTCTCGATTCCACATCAAGCAGGTCTATATGTATGACCCTCTCACACTGAAACACGGGTGCGATGGATCAGCCAATGGGCGGGCGGTCAAAGAGGATATGGACAACGCCTACAAGTTCGTCCGCAAAATGCAGAGTTACGGCACGAGGGTTCTGTGGCTTGACAAGGGGGCAACGATCAAATGCGGCGATGTGTCGTTCAGAGCGTGGAGAAAACAGCCGTCAGAGTTTCAAGAGGATGAGGAAAACGGATGGGCATTTGTCAATGACGGATCGCTTGTTCTCTGGTCTCCCGAAACACAGTTGCTTTTGGGCGGCGATGGTCCGACCAACATAAAAGAGGCGATTGCTTCCTTTGGTGCAAAGGTCAGCGGTTACGACATTTCCCATCATGGTAACAACTGTTCCCAGTCTAATGCAGAGGCACTAAAGGCGGCAGGGTGCGTTGTGGCGTGGGAAACAAATGTTGAGCGGAACGGTGCGGGCACGACTGATTTTACAATGTACGGAGCGAGACGGGTTGTACAGCAGGGCATCCCCGTTTGGATGCAGGATGCTCCCATCTATATCACGGCGGCAAACGGCAAAATCGTGTTTCGACAGGGTGATAAAACAATCAGCAAAGCAGTCCCGTATTCGGGGGAAGGCAGTACAGAAATGACAGGCGAATGGAAACAAGGTAGTAAGGGATGGTGGTATCAATATGCTGACGGCTCTTATGCGACTGGATGGGCGCTTCTTCCGTGGAGCGGCGGCAAAGACTGGTTTTACTTCGATTCCGACGGTTGGATGCAGACAGGATGGAAAGAACTCAAATGGTCGGGCGGTGAATCGTGGTTCTTCTTTGACTTCAAGACTGGAGCGATGAAGACAGGTTGGAATAAACTGCCGTGGGGAGACGGTAAAGAAGACTGGTTCCTGCTTGATCCCAAAACTGGCGCAATGCTGACGGGGTGGCAGTGGTCTACCAAGGATGGGAAGACAGGATGGTATTACTTAGACCCGAAGACGGGCGCCATGAAAACAGGATGGCTCTATGACGATGGAGAATGGTACTGCCTCGGTGACGATGGGCGTATGCTGACAGGATGGGTCACTTATAAGGGTAGAAAATGCTATCTTGAGCCGCTCAGCGACAAGAACCATGTTCAGGGCGTGTGCTACCGGAACAGGACGGCAACGATTGACGGCAAGACATATTCGTTCGATAATGACGGATATGCGACTGAGGTCAAGTCGTCCGGAAGTATCACCAAAGTCAGCGGCAAACTCAATGACATCTCTGCATCGAGGCGGCAGTTTGTGATTGATATTGCCAATTATGTCCGCAAGTACGCCCCTCAGTACGGCATCAAAGTCTACTCTCCCATCATTGCACAGGCGATCCATGAGAGTGGATGGGGAGAGTCCAAACTGGCGGCTAAGTATCACAATTATTTTGGACTGAAATGTGGGACTGCATGGAAAGGCAAGAGCGTCAACATGAAGACGCAGGAAGAGTATTCTGCCGGGACAATGACAACGATCTCTGCCAACTTCCGCGTCTATGACAGCATGGAGCAGGGCGTGAAGGGATACTTCGAGTTTATCCAGTTGCCCAGATACTCCAATCTCAAGGGCGTCACAAGTCCGAGAAAGTACCTCGAAAATATCATCGCAGACGGATATGCAACGGGCAAACAGTATGTGGATCACGTGATGAACACACTGAACATGTACAACCTGACGCAGTTTGATGCCCCTGTTTCACAGCCCGCCGCAAAGCCGACCGAAGACCCGATTGATTACGCCATCTCCCTTGCGGAGTCCTATGTCGGATACCATGAGGGCGCGAACAACAAGACAATCTTCGGGGATACCATGCACAAGATTCAACCGTCCAACATGGACGCGAACGCGCCATGGTGCGATGCCTTTGTAGATTTTGTCATCCTCAAGACCTGCGAGCACTTCGGCAAGGGCGCTCAGACCGCGAGAAACGTCCTTTGCGGGGATTTTGACGATTACACATACGCTTCCGTCAACCTCTACAAAAAGGCTGGCAGATGGTCAAATACGGCGCATCGAGGGGATCAGATTTTCTTCGGCGGATCGGGACATACCGGTATAGTAACAGATGTGAACGGCGGCACTGTCCACACCGTTGAGGGTAATAAGGGCGATGAAGTAAGGCGCGGAAGTTACTCTGTCAACTCCCCGTCTATCATCGGCTACGGCAGACCGAGGTACGATCTTATCACGGGCAAGATCACGGCGGCGGATATGCCGCTTATCAAAAAGGGCAGTAAGGGCGATGCCGTAAAAAAATTACAGCAGATCCTTAACAGCAAAGGATACAAGCTGTCTGTGGATGGTGACTTTGGACCGGCGACAGAGGCGGCCGTGAAGGCATACCAGAAGGCTAACCATCTGGAAGCTGACGGCGAGGTCGGCGAGAAGACGTGGGGCGCGCTTATCAACGGATGATGTGGTATAATAGGACTGGAGAGAAGCATCCCTGCTAGTATATGTTTTTCACAAATAAAAAATTGCGGCTTGCTTCCGCAGAATGCAGAAGTTTCAAGCCGCAGGCTTCTTCCTAGAATGGATTATAACACAACGGAGAAAATTATGGAACAGAATACAATCCCCTATTACGCGCATGAAGGCATCGTCGCAAGGATGGAGCGCACGATCAGAAGGCTGTGGATACTGTGCATAATCCTGATCATCCTTTTAGCCGGTACGAACGCCGCCTGGATCTATTATGAAAACTCATTTGAGGATGTCGTTGTTACGCAAGAAAACTGCTGGGCTGTGCTCACTCTCATATAAATAGCTGTTTGCATTTTTCTGTCCTTCAATTTATCATAAATGTGCGCCATAGATCATGATCCGCTGTGCTTTTCCCCTAGCCGGCGGGTCATTTTTTATTTTCAAGTGCGCTTAGGATTATCAGTGCGGTCTTAACATTTTCAATATCTGCAGTCATGGCAAGTCTTACTAGTTGTGGCTCCGTGCGGGTTCGACCCCCGCTGCCGGCAGATAAAATACCCCGTAAGGCGCTGTATTTGGCGTTTTGCGGGGCTTTTTCTATTGGCACGATTATTCGACCTGAAATGTTTGTTGGAACGCTGAGACGGCTTTTAATAAATTTCAAAAGTGTAAATCGAATAAACAAAAGTTCAAATTAATTGAACAAATCTGCTTGACAAGTTCATGGAACATGAATACAATGGTGACATGTTCATGAAACGTGAACACACAGAAACACATTGAAATAAGCAGGAAGGAGGACAAATGTTCAGAAACTTATACGCCGAAGAGGCGCGGCACAATCAGACCAACATTACGATGGGCAAGATGCTCGGAATTGATCCTGTCACTTATAGCAGGAAAAAGAAGAACGGAAGCTTCACGGTTACTGAAGCGAAGAAGCTGATAGAGTTCTTTGGAGTTTCTTTTGAGTATCTGTTCGAGACGGAGGCAGAGGCGAAATGATCAAGGTTATTGATGACTGGTATATCACAGTCGAGGCAAATCCCATCAACTATGTCGTAAGGCATGGAGATGGAGAGAAAGACAAGAACGGCAAGATGAAAGACAGAGGTATTGCTTACTTCTCCACCTTGCGCGGGGCTGTCAAATTCATCCGTGGGCAAATTATCGCCGAAGAACTTTCAGACGGCTTGCGGACGCTTGGGGATGCCATAGCGGACATCGATAAAGCTAATGAGCGGTTCGAACTGCTTATGGCAAAGATTGAATCATGAACCCCTGCGAAGACTGCCTCTATTACCCCATCTGCATCGAGCGCAGAGGAAGATGCAGTGAATACGAAACACAGGAAATGAAGAACAGAAGGATAGCTGATGAAATCAAAAGCTTATGTGAAAAAGCAAAATCTGCCAAAAGCCCCGGCTCAGACACTTCCGGTAAGAGTGGAAACTGATTCGGAGAATTCCTGCAGGATGTCACTGGAATGCATCACTGACAAACAGCGGGAAAGGGCATACAAATCAAGGAACGAAAACCTTGAAAACGCATGGACTTACGAGGAAATAAAAAAACTCAAGCAGTTGCATATGAGCGGGATCAGCCGCCGAGAGATTGCCGATTATTTTCCAAACAGGTCCAGAGATGCAGTCGGATGTAAACTGCGAAATCTTATCAAGAAAGGGGAATTATGAGAAACGCAGTATTATTTATCAGTTTTGCCCTTATGGGCTGCGGTATTGATTCCGCACTGGATTCAAAGAGAGCACTGGCCGTGTGGATCATCGTGGCACTGGTGTTTGCATACACATCATTAATCAAAGAATAAGGAGGTAAAGATCTATGGTGCAAGAAAGAGAAAAGCAACTGCTCGACTACCTCTACACGGTTGGTCAGCTGGTACAGGATTATATGCGAAGGAACGGCTACAACGAAAAGGGCACTTTTTACATCGGTGATATAACCGTTACCATTTCCCCATCGGGAGAGAAGCATGACAGCGTTTCGGCGCACGTTTCCACTAAATCGAACAGAGAGGACTGGAGAACCGTTAGAAGGGAATTTGACACGCTTAGAGGCAAGTCAGAGTACGAAGAAAGCAGGTGGAAAGCATGAGAGGCCCTGATCCGATTGAAGATTTTAACAGGCACGACGCGGAAGAAGCGGCATATGAAAAGCTCTGCCCGGTCTGTGATATATGTGGCGAGCGGATCGTTGATGATTATTACTACGAAGTTGCAGGGATGAAATTCCATCTTGAATGTGCAGAGAGGCATTCGGTGGAAAGCTATGTGGAGGGACAGAGATATGGCTACTAATGTTTATCAGAAACTCATGATTGTGCAGAGCAAACTGAAAGCCCCGAAAGGGCAGTACAACTCTTTTGGAAAATACAAATACCGTTCCTGCGAGGATATT